AACGTAATATCAGCCGGTTGATGGAGCTACTTTTGGAGTCACTTTCCGGTGATTCCGGCCCAAATCGGAACTCCCGGCGGGCAAAGTGACTCCAAAAGTGACTCCAAACCAGGACCTTTTTCGTGACGCCGCGTAAATGGTCAGGCAACTGTTAAATAATCCTTAATAGTTCAAATAGGAAGGCCGCCGCCCCCAGCCCGGGCCCAGGGACGACGGCAGTGGTGGGCGGGGTGCGCCCGGTTAGCACTTGCCGAGGCCGTGGCATAGAAACGCCAAGAGGCCCCAGCCAACCGCATAGAAAAATCCCATGATTTCCTCCCTACTCCAGGGGTACCGGCATCACCGAAGTGGCGGCGCTTGTTTCACCAGCCCCCAGGTTCAGGCCCCCGGCACCGTTGCCGGAGACCTCTTGGTCAACCCGTGTCGTATCGCCTGCGTTTTTGACCGACTGAGTGAACATCCCATACATGGCCGCCCACATGGGCAGGCTGGGGATCATCTTGCCCAGGCCCTGTTCAATGGGGCTGGGCCGGGCCTGCTCCAGCACCACCGGGCGGTGCCGGGCCAGCCAAAAGGCCAGGCCCATGGCCGCTGCGGTGCGCGCCCCCGGCTCGGGTGATTTGAGGGCCTCGCCCAATGCGGCCAGCACCTGACCGTTGGTCTTTGCGGCGGCGCGGGCGGCGGCCGCCTGGCCCCGCGCATAGTCGGGGTAATATTGGGTAGCGCAGCCGCTAGCCGCGATCATCAAGGTCATCATCAGGATAGCGATAGCCGGTTTCACCGCCATAAACTCCATCCAATCTGTCGGCCCCCGAACCGTCCTGGTCCGGGAGCATGGCCATCGAACCATGGAAATGGTCTCCAAGCCATTGGGTCAGCCTAGCCAGCCAGCTACTCAAGGTCCGGCTCGGGCGCGGTTCCCAGGTCCACGCCCACGAACTCGGCCAGAAACTCGCAAGCAACGTTGTCCCAGGGGTTGGGGGTGGCTTCGGCCTTGGCGTACCACTCCCGTAAAAGGTTTTCGAGTAGGTCTTTGATCATGGGGCTTACCCGCCCCAAAATCATTTTGACAAAGAACTCTTTCATTTCGCACCATCCTTGTTGGGGGTTTTGGTAACCAGGGAATACAAAGCCATTGCGCGGGCAATCCAGCCGCGCAAGAAAACCCGTTTTTCTTTTTGCCGCGCAAGGACGGAATACCGCTTGACGCGCAACAGAATAAGTTCCTGTGCCATCATCCAAGCCGGGTGGGCCTCGCACCACCCCGTGATTGCCCGGCGCGTCAGCGGGCCTAAACGTCCGTCAACGGCCAAGTGCCCGCCGTCCGGCAGTTGATTAAAGGCTTGTTGGATAAACTGAACCGCCCGCCGCCGCCCCATGTTCACGGCGGTATCAAATACGATGGTGGCCACCACCGCCGGGAAATGATCCAGGTTCAACCGGTCCCAATAATCGAGTCGGTAAATTTGCTTGGCCTTGTAGGGGGTCAAGCCCGCGACATCGACGTTGGGATAAGCCCGGCGGGAAATGCCAAAGTTGGTTTCACCGCCGGGGTCATTCGGGTGGTTCACGTATCCGCCCTCATGGTGCAAGACGAATTCAACCGCCGCCGGAAATGCGCTTTCAGCCATCACCCGCCCCCGTGCCCGTTCACGCGGCCTTTAAGGTGGGAAGTTTGCTCGACAAGTGCGGTCACCCGTGAATGTAATTCGTTCTCGTTTTCTTCGCGCTTTTGCTGGCACCTATTGTGATCATCCCGCAACCCGGCCAAGCCCTCTTTTAGGTACTTCAGGTCTTTACGGAGAAGAACTACCCCAAGCAGCAATGTCACCACGGCAGGCCCGCCGGAAGTAGCCAGTTGAATTAAATTTGTTTCGCTCATTTGTTCACCTGTAATTATTTTTCAACCGCCACCGCACCCGCTTTGTCATAATCCGCCTTGGCCGCGCTGGGACAGGATGTAATCCCGCATGAGGCATATCATCGTCCAGTACCCCTTCAGCACGGTCCTAGCCGAGTCCAAGTCCACGACAGTGGCGTCGATAAAATCGTGGCCTTGGGCCTCGGTCCAGGTTGCGTATAAGGGAACTTCTCCCAAGGCGGTCTTGGCCGCCCGCGCCGGGTCCCCTGCCTTGATTGCCCCACCCTCGATATCCGCCATTGTTATGCCTCCACAGCGGTGATTTCGATGCCGCCCGCATCGTTGTACGTAACTTGATCATTGACTCGGATCGTCAATGTTGTCGGCTCGCTGGCCGTTACCGGGTATGCCTGGCTTTGACCATCGGACAGCGGGATTGCGTGGGTCGAAGATCCTGCCCCGTCGGTCAATTCAACATCGATTGAGGCCGGCAGGGGCTCAACCCCGCTCACCTCCACTTGAGCAATGGCCTGGTCCACGCCGTCAGCGGTGATGGCCAGCTTGTCGGCGCTCAGGGTGGCGCGGGGAATCTCGGTGACCACCTCCCCATCGACCGCACGCAGCAGTGAGGCGTAAATCCCGGACTTGGGGTTGATGGGGATCACTGCCGACCGGCCGTCGATTTCAACGAGGTAATAATCTTCTCCATAAATCTTTCGGATATTTGTGATTTTCATTTACAGCCTCGCATCTAGAGAGAAAATGCCGTTTTGGGCTGACACGCATCCGTTGCCCGCGCTCAATCCACTAAATCCGTCAATCGCGATGCGGCATCCGGCCGACGTGAGCGTTGACGAGATAATCGCGCTCCCCGATCCGTAACTGCTCCCCGGCGCATAAATGCGGGGTGTCGTGTCTAGTAGGGTTGCAACAGGAGTGGAATACATATCGATCAATCCGGTATTTAGATATATGGTATCGGCGGCGGTCACGATCCCGGCAACAAACCCGATTTCTCGATAGAACAGGAGGCAACGGGCAAGCTCACGCTGATAATCACAAACATAATCAGCGGCCAGGTCGCCCGACACGAGGGTAAGGTCGGAAACCCTAAAATCCGTGGCGGCCGGGATATCAGCGCCCACATCAAAGATGATTTGAACCTCAAGACCCTGGGCGGCCTCGGTCGGCAGTGCCGTCAGTGTTCCCTCAAGCGTGTCATAGGTGGAGGCGGCAAGGGCCGTGATGGAATCCCAGGTGGCTATTTCGGTGACCGATGAAAAATCATCGACTGAGTTGGCATAAAACAGTTTTGCAGTTACACCAACGGCGCTGGCGAACGTGTGGATCGCCTTCGCTTTCAGGGAAACATTCAGCCCTCTCAGGTCTTTACAGAACTCAGAAGGCACTCGTGACTTGAAGATGATTTGCTGAGTGCCGCCACTGGCCTGTACGCCATCGGCCTCAGCAGCAAAGCCGCCCCGAGGGGTGCCGGTGCTCGACCTGGATGCCGTCCCGGCCGTTACGGTCCCGAAATCGGCGTTTATGATCCATGAGTCTGCGGACGAATAAACATCTGTCCCGGCGGCCAAGTTGCCAGCCGCCCCCTGTGCGATGACGGCCCCTCCGTTGATCACTCGCGATCCGTTTGCGAGGTCGAGAACGGTTCCATCAACGTAGCTTTTCGGGGTGGCCTCGGCATCGGCAGAGGGGGTGGCGATACTTAAGGTAGCGCCGGTCAAGTTCTGCACCCCCGTGACCGTGTTGCCGCCGGTCAGGGCCGCCGCGCCCAGGGTTGTCAGGGCTGCAGCGGCGTCGGCGTCATCGAGCAAGGTCTGGATGAAGGCCGACACCCCCAAGGTGGCCAGGAAGGTCGCAGCGTCGGCGTCATCGAGGAGGGTCTCGACAAAGGCGGTCACGGTAGCCAGATCGAGATCCGCCGGCGTTTTGTTCTCCAGTTCATCACCGGCCGCGTTCCATCCAAGGAGTCTGCCGGCCACTGGCGCCGGGATCTCCGTGGAGGCTCCAGACTCATCGGAGACCGCCAGGCGCAGGGTGCGGTCGGAGGCCTCCTTCAGCTGCAGGACGTTCTGGGCCACCTTGTCAAAGGTTTCTTCCAGGGCCTCCATGTTCAGCTGGCCCTGTTGCTTGTAGTCATCAAGCTGGGTATAGGGACGGTCGGAGACAATAGTAAGCGTCTTGCCCACGGCCGGCGCGGTGGCCATGGTCACCGTGAACTGGCTCTGCCCCACCCCGCTGATGGTGTAGTCGCTGTTAAGGACCTGGTCGGTCTCAACCCCGGTGGCGTCATCGGTGATGATCACCCTGGGGTCGGAGTCGGCATGGGCGGTCCAGGTGCCGGTGAAGCCGGTCTGGACGCCGTCCCCGCTGTAGTGAACCTTGATGGTCTCGCTAGGCACGGTCATGGATTCACCTCTCTATCTGAACCCTCCGCCCCGCTGGATCACTTCGGTGGGCGGCAGGATATAGGTCTGGTTGTTCTCCCTCTTGAGCCGGCGCTCCCTGCGGCGCAGGGTGCCGGGCGACATCATCTCCTCCAGGTGATAGAGCACCATGTAGTCCATGGCGGCCTTGGTGTACCAAAGGTTGACCATCGGCGTGTTGTACCAGGCGGTGCGGAAGACCTTGGCGGCGGAGAGCTTGCCTTGGATGATGCCGGCCCAGATGGCGGCCACGTCCCCGATGGGCCCGCTGACCACCGGCCCGGCCACGGTCTCGGCCAGGCTCCCGCCGAAGCGGTTGTACTGGCCAAAGAGGAAATCGCCGTATATCCCCCCGCCGCCGCCCTGGGTGAAGGCCGCTATCCAGGTGGACAACGCGGCGGGGTCACGCGGGGACTTGCCCTTGGTGAAGTCCTTGGCGGTCATGGCCATGTACCCGAAGGCGGTGGTGGCCGCGATCATGAAGGCGATGTCCCGGAGGGTGTCCGGGTTGGTCCGGGCCTGCCGGAAGGTCCGGTTTTGGTCGAAGAGCGCCCGGCCCCAGACCCGCTCCATGTAGTTCACGGGGAAGCTCTTGAACTGCCAGATGAGGCGCAGGATCTCGCCGGCCGCGGTGCCCGGGGCCTTGCCTCGGAGCATCATGGCCCGGCTGCGGTCGCTGGAGGTGATCACCGCATACTCGGCCTCGTCGGCGAAGTACATCATCAGGTCGGTTTCCAGCGACTGGCGGGCCTCGGCCACCATGCGCTCCCGCCGGCGCACAAAGCGGTCTTCCATGGCCTCGGTCCACTGCTTGGCCTTGCCCCTGATCCGTTGTTTGGCGCGGGCCAACTCGGGCCTGAGATAGCCTTCAAACACCGGGTCGGGCATCTCTCGGACCAGTTCGGGCATAACATAGGCCTTGCCGTCGATCTCTGTGACGGCCCGCCGGAAGATCTTCCATTTGGCCCCGTCGATGCCGTGCACCTCAAGCGCGTGCTTCAACCCGTCGGACAGCTCGTGCCAGGCCTTTCCCGCGTTCTGCCCCAGGTAGTGGGAGTGCATCTGGGTCACGCCGGCCTTGAGGTTGTCGGTCCACTGGGTGAGAAAGGTCATGCGGTGAAACATGTTCTGCATGGTGGAGAGCGCACCCGGGAGGCCGTCGGCGATGTCGAACCGGCCATGGGCCGAGCCCAGAATACCCTCGCAGAAGGCCCCGACCAGGGAGGCGTCCCGCTTTTTCTTGGTGCCCAGCATGGCCTTGAAGGCGTCCCTCCAGGCCTCGGTGGCCGAGCGGCCCTGAAAACGCAGGTTCCGGGCGGCGATGGGCAGGTCGGCTAGGGCGCTGATGGTGGCCGAGCCCAGTTTGGTCATGGCGATCCAGGCCCGGGCCCCGCCCATCACCTTGGCCACGGTGAGGTTGTGGGGCGTCAGGGTGTCCCCGCGCACCTCGGCCAGGGCGTGCACGATTTTGCCGCTGCGGGCCCGCCAGTCGGCCTTCATCTTGCGCAGTGCATTGCGCTTGGCCACCGGGTCCATGTCGGCCTTGTTGATCTCCTCGATCATCTGGGCATGCTTGGACTTGATCATCACCTCGGGGTTGGTGCCGAACTGCTCGATGAGGGCCAGGGCCCGGGTCTCGCGCTCGATGTGGTTCATCACCCCAGCCACCACGTCGCCCCGGCCGAACTCGGCATGGTAGGATAGCCAATCGTCGGCTGATCGGAAGTGCAGCACCCGGTGATGGGTCAGCTTGTTGGAGAGGTTTCCGGGCCCGGTGAACTGCCCGGTGCGGGCGGCCATGGGAGCATGCACCCGGCCGGTGGTGATGTTTTCGTACACCTCGCCCAACACCCTGCGCATGACCGCATCCTTGGCCCCGGAGAGGGGCATGTCGGCGAAGTCCGGACCCCACGCCCCGGGGTCGAAGTCCAGGTCGTTGAGATAGGGGAAGGTGCGATCCAGATCCAGGCGGGGGAGGACCTGGTCTATCCACTGGTCCCGGCCCACCCGGAGGACCTTTTCGGAGTGGTGGGACTGGGGCGACCAGCCGTGAACCTTGCCGATCCCTACCCCGTGCCTGTTGAGCCTGGTGCGGATCTCTTCCACCGAGGCGAAGAGCAGGTCGGCCAGCTGCTTGGCGTCCTCGTTGCCGGTGATGCCCGGCATGCCATCCGGCCGGTTCTGGTACATCTCGCGTACGATGTCATCGTTGAACCGCTTGGCGGCCGCCCTGCCCTCCCTGGTGGTCAGGGCCTTCACCCCGAACAGCAGGCGGCGCAGATCCTTGCGCTGGGCAAAGAACTGGTGGATGGGGGCCAGGTACTGGGCGGCCAGGGCCACCCGCTTGGAGCTGGCGCTCACCCTTCCGCCGGCCACCCCGTGGGCCGTGCCCACAACGTCGGACAGGAGGGCCTCATCGGGCCGCAAGCCGGCCTGGATCTTCTCGGCCACCGAGGCGTCGAGCCGGCGCCGGGCGATGATGTTGTCGGCGGTGCGCACCTTCTGCCGGACAGCGTCGGCCATCTCCTTGTCGGCCTGTTCCTGAGCGGCGGCCATGAGCAGCTCGGCATCATCAAGGGAGCGCTCCGCCCCCCGAAGCCGGGCATCCTTGCGCCGGGCCTCGATGCGCTCCAGCATGGCCTGGGCCTCCTCGCGGGAGAGGCCGGCGGCCCTGCGCACCGATTCAACACATGCCTTGATGCTCATCACTCACCCTTCACGGTCAAGCACTGGGCGGCCGCCTTCCAGGCCTCGGAGCGCTTCTCCGCTTCCTCAACAGCCCGGTTGGCGGTGTCCCATTCCTCGGCCTCGTCCAGCCAGACCCGGTTGCCCGATGCGTCCTCGATCTGGACGGATTCCAATTGATCCGTGGTTTTAAGGTCTTCCACGACCTCAAAGTTGAAGGAGTTGCCGTCGGGGTCCACCCCCATCTCGGCCAGGTTGTCTTCCAGGTTGGGGGTGCGCCGCATGGCCTCCAGGTCCGGGGCCTTGGGCATGGGGACCTCCTCGAGGGGCAGGGTCCGGAAGTCCAGTTCGTCGGACAAGGTGGTTGCCGGCTTGACAACGCTCCAATTCCGCCCTAACCTATACTCGTGAGGAGAAAAAGCCATGTCCGAGTCGGATAGATTCATTGAAGAGGGCGGCTTCCCGTACGTCTGGGCATCAGACGGGCGGATCTTCTTGATCCAGGACGGCAAGAGGGTCGAGATCTCCGATCCCGACTCCCGAACCAAGATCAAGTCCAAGTCGCGCCTGATCTCAGAGACCACCGCCTTGAAGCTGTCGGCCGAGAGGGCAAGGTCCGCCGCCATAATCGCCGCGTCATAGCCCTTCCTCGCAAGCCCCATCAGCTCTGTCTGCAGTGCGTTGAGCCGTCCCCGTAGGTTTGCGGGTGCACGGTCCAAAACCTCGTCTATCTTTCTGGTGACCTCGTAAATCTTGTGGCCCACCGTCTCCTTGAAGGCCATGACCTGAGGCAGGTTTACCTGCAGTTCCACCACGTGGCCGGCCGGGGTGAGGAAGTTCACGCTCAGGTCCCGGTAGCCGTCCATGGCCGGAGAGGTGAACCTGTCATCCACCAGTGAAGTGCGCCAGGGATGGTTGGCCAGGGCCTCCTGGTAGGCCCGCACCTGACCCATGTTCTCGGCCACGATGGTGCCGGCGGCATAGTCGGTGATGCCTTCCGGGCCGATGCCGCGCCGCGCCATTTTCTCCCGGGCGCTGCCCATGGTCTTCACGCGGGGGTGACCCAGCAACTTGCCGCCAAGCCGGCCGGTCAGCTTCTTCATGGCTCGGGCCAGATCGTCGGCCGCCTCGGTGGCCTCGATGAGCAGCTGCCCCACATGGCGGGCTCCCCGGGGCTGGTAGAGATCCACCACCAGCACCGAGGCCCCTTCCGCCCCCTCGGCCCGGAGCGCGGCCAGGCGCTTGTTGCCGTCCAGCACCCGGAGGGAGCCGTCGCCCAGGTCCACCGCCCGGAGGGGCGGCATGCTCTCCACGAGCACGGCCTCGCCGGCGTCGGCCGGCTGAAGGGGCTTGGCGTCTTCCCTGCCGATCAGGTCATCGAGGAGGACCGTCTTTGCCCCGTCCACCGGCTCGAAGCGGGACCAGACCTCGGCATTAACGCGGCCCAGGGGCATCTGCACCACCCCACGCAAGACAGGCCCCACATCGACCGGGTCACCCCCCAGGTGGTCGTCAACCGCCTTGATGTGGGCCTGGGCGGCCACCCCTCGCCGCCGGGCCACCAGGCCGGCCCCGGCCCCGAACAGGGCGCCGATGGCCCCGGAGAGCATCAGGTCCCAGGCCGAGTCCTCCCAGGTGGGGTCAAGGCCCAGCTCGGCCTGGCGGGAAAAGACCAGGGGTTGAACAACGGCTGTGGCCGCCACGTTCTCGGCCGCCCCCAGCAGGGCCCGGGTTACCACCGGCCGCCGAGCCACGGCGGCGGCGATCTTGGGGATCTTGCTGGCCGGGCCGGCCAGGGGCACGAAGTTGATGGGATCCGGCAGGGAGCCGAGCATGCCGGCGGCAAAACCCAGGGCCCCCCGGAACACACCCCCGGGGCTGCGGGCTATGAGGCTTTGGCGGTAGACCGTGCGGACATGCTCCTCGGCCCGGATCTGGGCCACCCGCCGGGTGAGCTTGGGATCATATTTCATGCCCTCCCGGAACCAGGGGCTGGCCCGCCATTCGTCCTCGCTCAGGGGGCGGTCCTCCGGTTCACTGATGCCGGGGTAGAAGGTCAGGCCGGTCTGCTGCCGGTACAGGTAGCGGCGAAAGCCCACGGCCGGGCTGTCCGGCCGGTCCACCCAGGTGCGGGCGTAATCCTCCCGCTTCTTGGCCATGATCGGCTGCAACATGGTGTAGGCGAAGCCCTCGCCGAGCTGCGCACCGAGCAGTTCCCCCAGCGAGGTCTTGCGCTCGGTCACGGCGGTGGCGTAGTCATCCTCGTTCATCATCTGCACGTCGGGGGCCAGCAGCTCGTTCATGGCATCACCCCCAGCAGATAGGGGTCATCGGCGCTGGCCGGCCCGCCCGTTTGGGCGGCCATGGCCTCGAGCTGGTCCTTGGTGATGGTGAACGGGCGGCCCTGGGCGTCGGTATAGGCCTTGCCGTACTGGTGGTGGACCAGGACGAACCGGTCCCCGTAGTTGACCCAGACCCCCTGCTCCACGGCCATCTGGATGAGCTCCTGGAGGTGGCTGGAAACCGGGGCGGCGCTCACCGGCTGGCCGTAGCGCTTGCGGTAGGCCGCCTTCCAGTCCTTCACGTCGGGCCCCACCACGCCCCGGAGCTCGGCCTCGTGGCGGGTCATCAAATGTTCCTTGACCTTGTACCGGGCCGACCGGAACCCGGTCTCGGCCACATCGGGATCCACCTTGGACGGCAGGATCACCACGGCCAGGTCCTCGTCAACCAGGGTGTTGCGCGAGTTGCCAACCACTGCGGCGGCCCTCTCCGCTGCTTCACCCTCGCCGGCGCCGGCGGCGGCAAAGGCCAGGGCCGACTTGTAGATGAGATCCTGCCAGGCGTTGAGCTGCTGAAGGGCCTCCGGGCCTCCCAGGGTCGCACTCGCCTGCAGGTACGAGCCGTAGGGCGTCTCGCCGAAGGCCTCGGCCACCTTTGCCTTCACCCCGGACTTGACCGACGGCTCCACCTTGAACTGGGCCTCGCTCATCCCCGCCAGCAGGACCAGCCTCTGGGCGGTCTGCCGCTGGTGGGGGGTGTCCAGGAGGCTGGCGGCCAGTCCATACTGCACCGGCAGCTTCAGCTCCTTGAGCACCCCCAGGAAGTAGTCTCCATAGCGCTGCTGGGCCTGCACCAGCCACTGGAAGCTTTCCTGGGGCTTGGCCTTCAGGAACGATTCCCGTAGCTCCATGGCCTCTTCCTTGGGCAGGTGGCGGCGCAGGCCCGGGGCGATGCCCAGGCGGTCCTGCTCGGCCAGGCTGGCCTTGATCATGGCCTGGGTCTGGGCGTTCTTATCGTCCGGGGGCACCAGGCCCTCGGCCACCGAGGCGGCCAGTTCCAGCTTGGCGGCCGGCATGGCGGCCAGGGCGGGATCCTCGCGGGCGGCGGTGATCTGCCGCTGCACCTCCACCAGGGCCTTCTGGTATATGGCCTGCTTGTCCTTGAAGTCGTCGTCATCGGCCTTGGGCTTGAGGATGCGCTCAACGGCCAGGGCCCGCTCCTGCAGGGGAAGCTCCCCTACCTCCTCCATCACCGCCCACACCTGGGCCGCCTGCTTGCTGGTCTTGTTGAACTCCTCCAGGGCCTCGGGCTTGCCGGCCAACAGGGCGCGGATCTTGTCCCCGTCCCGCTCCTGGCCGGTGGCGGTGATCCGGGCCAGCTCGTCGGGGATCATCCCGGCCGCCCGGCGGATCCGGCCGTTCACCACCCTTTCGGCCTCTGCCCTCCGGCTCCTGGACTCGGCCAGGGCCCTGCGGTCCATCATCCCCTGCGCCGTGGGGGAGAGGTACTTGTACAGGGAGTTGACCCCGTTGGCGGCCTGTGGATCCTTGCGGGCCTTCAGCACCGAGTCGGGCGATACCTGGATCATGCGGTCCAGGCGGCCGGCGGCAACCTCGGCATAGGCCTCGCGCAGGGTGGCCGCCCCGGTGGCGGCGCTGATGGTGTTGGAGGCCACCGCGGCCTGGACCCGGGCCTTCATCTCCCCCAGCAGCTGGGTAAAGTGGCCCAGGCTGGCAGCGTTCACCGCCGCCCCCTGCAGGTCGGCCATCTGGTCGCCCAGGGCGGCCCGGTGCTCGTCGGCCTGGATGCGCCGGCTGCGCTCGGCCACCGCGGTGTAGCCGTGAATGGCCGAACGCTGGAACCGTTCCCGGAATCGGTCGGCGGCGATGGGGCCCAGCCCCTGAACTCCCCGCTCCTCGATCTCCCTGACCAGCTTCTCCCACTCGGGCATGAACTGCTGGTAGTCGCGGCGGCCGGCGAACTCCTGGCGCTTCTTGGCCATGACCGCCTCGGCCGTGGACAGGGCCCGGCCCAGCTTGGTCACCTCCTCGCGCTCGACCATCTCCATGCCGAAGTTGTGCACCTTTTCAGCCTGCCTGGAGATCTCCCCCCAGGCCGCGGCCGTGCGGCCCACGGAGCGGTTGATGTCCGCGTAGGTCTCCCGGGCTGCCGACAGGCCGGCCTGGACACCCTCCACCGCCCGCAGTGCACTCTTGGCCCCGGCCGCCGCCTGGTCGGGATCCACCCGCACCCCGGGTGCACCGGGGTTGTTGGCCAGCGGCAGGCTGGACCTACCGGAGAGGGTGGCCTGGTGGGTCACTTGGGGAACGCGCGGCATGTCTTACCCCCTCAGCATGGAATAGCGGCCGATGCCGGTGAGCAGGGAGGCCCCGGCCGTGAACAGGCTGGCCACCCCCTGCATGGACTGGGCCGTGGCGGAATAGCTCATGGCCGAGGACTGCAGGCTGAACAGGTCGGACTGGATCTCGGCCATGAGGGCGGAGACCTCCCCCGAAAACAGGTAGGTCTGGGCCGCGTTGGTGTCGAGCACCGACTGGGCCATGGCCTTGGCCGCCCCCACCTCCCCGGACCAGCGGCTGAATTCGGCCATATTCAGCAGCTTGGTGGTCTTAACCAGGCCCTCGTACTCCATGGCCGCGGCCTCGAGGGCCAGGTCGTGCTCCGTGTCCGCGTACACGTCCAGGGCGCTGCCGGTCCTCGGGTTGACTCCGGCGTGGGAGAAGGTCATGAACTGCCGGTCCAGGATCTGGCCGCCGGCCTCCTCCAGCTTGAACACCTCCCAGGCCGTGGCCACCTCGACCGCCTCGGCGTCCGCCTCGTAGACCTGGGCGTTGTACTCGCCGATCTGCTCGGACAGCTCGGCCTCCCACTCGGCCATCTTGGCGTTGTACTCCATGGCCTTGGCCTGAAGGCCGGCCATGGCCTGGGCGTATTCCCCCTGCAGCTTGGCGGCCGAGGCCTGCTGCTCCAGGAGGGCCTGCTGGGCGTAGATGGACTGCATGCCCGGGCCGAAAAGGAGGCTGGCCTGGGTCAGCAGCCCCAGGGTGCCGAGGACGGTGCCGCCCAGGGCCCAGAGGGATCCGCTGGAGGCGGTGTTGGCTCCCGCAGTGGTTGCCAGCTTGGCGATATTGCTGATATCAGCCATTATCCGATCTCCGTGATCTGGTCGAAGGAGATGGAGGTGATGGTCAAGGGCAAGGGGTCAGGCTGTTTGAATATGATCGTGGTCCCCCTCTCGTAGGCCCCCTCGATGCTCACCTGGTAGAACCCGCTCATCGGCTGCAGGGGGCCGTCCACCGGGCTGGTCTCGTCCCGCATGACCAGGTCCTCCGGATGCTCGTCGTCGTCAGAGGTCCAGACCTGGCAGCCCACCGTGTCCTGGAACTGCACGGTGGCCGAGTTGATGCGCTGGATGAGGCCCAGGGTGTCACCCCGGGGGTTGCCCTTGCCCAGGGGAAGGGTCTCGGCCAGGGGGGTGAAGGGCAGGCCCACCTGCGCCTTGGCGGTGGGGTAGTCCATGGCGATGGTCCCGGAGCTCACCACCCGCTGGGAAAGGGGCGAACCGTCCGCCAGCACGGCCACGGTCTGGCCCTCGAGGTGATCCAGGCCTGACAGTTGGGTGGTGGCCAGGGCCTCGGCCAGGCCGTCGCTGGTGTAGGGGGTGAAGCCGGTACCGTCGATGCTCTGGTGGAGGAATCCGCCGGCAGTGTAGGGGGTGAAGCCGGTCCCATCGACGCCCGAAAGCTCGAAGGTGTCATCGGTTTTGTTGGCCACCGTGTAGACGTTGCCGTTGAGCTCGGTCATGCCGGCCACGTCCTCGATGTAGACCGAGTCTCCGTCGGCCAGGCCATGGGCCGGCGCGGTTATCACCACAGGATCGGCCTGGGTGGCCCCGGTCATGGCGATGGTGTCGGTATCGAACAAAGAGAAGTAATCGGTGGCCACATCGCCGATGAGATAGTCATTTATGTTGAGATCGGTCATGCCTTCGACCTGGGAGGTGCGCACCCAATCGCCGTCGCTGAAGCCGTGCGCGGTGGCGGTGACCACCACCGGGTTGGCGGCCGTGGCCCCGCTGATGTCGGCCGGGTCATGGTAGGTGAGCCCGGAATCCACGTAGAAGGCATCCTCGATGTCGTCGGAGACCTCGCCGTATTGGGCCTCGATGAACTCCACGAACCGGCCGTTCAGGCGGTTGACCACCAGCCAGACCTCGTCCTGGTAGGTCCCGGGGATGACGCAGACGCTCTCCACCGTGCCCTCGGTCTCGTGCAGGGACCAGCCGATGACATCTTCGTCCCGGTAATAGGTGCAGGTGAGGAGATCTCCCTCGTCGGTCTGGAGCCAGATGAGCCGGTCGGGGTAGGCCTGGAAGGCAAACTCCCCCAGGCCCACCTTGGTGAGGTGCGGGGCCAGCCGGGACAGGTCGGCCGGATTGTAGGCCTCATTGGCCCAGTCATAGCCATAGTCCATCATCCGCTTGCCGTGCCGGCGGACAAAGACCACCGCCCGGTCGATCAGCTCGGCCCGCTGGTTCTCCGAGCCCTCGGAGGAGTGCCGGCGATGCAGCTGCGGGTTATTGGGGGAGAGGGACGACTCCAGGCTGGGAGATCCCACCACCCACTCGCCGCCCAGGGTGCCGAACACCAGGTTGCGCGAGGGGCATACCCACTGGATGGGGTTGGCCTTCTGGTCGGCCAGTTCGTAGGAGAGGGCGTCGGTGTCGGCGACATTGCCCTGGGAGTCGGAAGGGGCCATGTTCTCGTAGTCGGCGGTCACCGACCCCCAATATTTCATGGGGTCCTCGTCGGTGTAGCCCAGGATGAGCCGCTGGTCGAAGAAGGCCACCTTGGCCGGCCAGCCGCGGTGCTCCCCCCATGCCCCGATGCGGAAGGGCCCGCTCTTGGTGTGGTCGGCCAGGTCGCCGTAGTCCAGCCCGGCCTCCCCCATCACGTCGGCGGTGACCACCGTGGAGCTGCTGTAGGCCGTGATCTTGAACCAGTACCAATCCCCGGAGGTGTCGTTCCACCGCACCAGGGCCCCGACCATGTCGGAGGTGAAGACGGCCGAGTCGGCCGTGAGGGTCACAGATCCGGTGATCCCCGAGGGGTCCAGCTCGTTGGTGTCGGGCTCCGGGTCCAGGTAGGGCCCGTCTATCCAGTCCACCACCGACAGGGTCCAGGAGGTGTGGCCGGTCCTGCTGAGCTTGCGAGGGGCATAGTCCGGATGGGTGAAGTACATGACATCGGCCGACTGGGCGAAGTCCAGCTCCCAGATCTCGTCCTCGTCCCAGGGGGTGGCGATCTCGTAGGGTGAGGCCCCGTTGACGATGATCCCCTGGTCCTTGTAGAACCGCATGGTGTAGTGCCCCAGCTCCAGGATGTAGGCCTGGATGTTGGAGAACTCGAAGCCGATGAGGCGGTGCCGCCGGGAGGAGGCCTTCACCTCGTAGACCATGCGGGAGCCGGCCCGGGCGGTGATGCCTCCGTGCGGGAAGGGGTAAATATTCCTTAACCGTTTGAAACCGTTGTAATAATTCTGGAAGTCCACCCGGCCATACATGCGCGGGGACAGCTCCCCGGCCGTCCCGTTGGTCTGTATGAGGTTGGCCCGCGGCATCAGGAGGTCTCCGCATAACGGACCGTGCCCGAGGTTCGCCGGGAATTGAGCCAGTCGTCCTCATGCTCCAGCCGCTCGGGGTAACCCTCCTGCGCGTCCATGGCGCGGGCCCGGGCAAGCTTCAGCTCCCGTTCCTTGATGAGCCCTTCCACGAAGCTGGCCGAGGGTTTGAGGGCATAGGCCAGTTCCACGGCCAGTGCCAGGCCAAGAGCATCGACGAAGTAGGGGGGCATGAGGGTGGTGTCGGTGATCTTGGCCAGGTACAGGGCGTAGACCTCGCTCAGGTCGGTAACCACGGTGCGCCCTTCCACCCGCCAGTCGGAGATGGTGTCGTCTATGCCGATCACCCGGAGGCAGTCGGCCGGCAGCTGGTAGGCGTAGCTGTAGTCGAAGGTGGGGGCGGCGGAGAGCCGGGCCAGGCGGTCCCGCTTTTGGGCGAAATTCCAGGGGTGGGCGCTTACCAGGGCATCGCGCACCATGGGATAACGCAGAAAGCAGAGCCGGGCCTCCCGGTTGCCGGAGGCCGACAAGGCGCTGATGGTCTTGTCTCCTACGCGGATCAAAGCGGCATTGCAGATATCAACCTCGCTGGCCATGGCGGCTCACCCCTTTTGGTTTGGCGCCGGGGGGTGGAGTGACGGCCCCGCCTCCCGGCGCCGATGGCAAAGAAGGGGGCGTTAGCCCCAGGTAAACGCGATAAAGGCCTTGATGGTGCCGGTGATGGCGGCGCCGGCCGTGGTCAGGACGAGGGCGCACTCCTCGCTGGTCTTGTAGGGCATGTTGTCGATGACGCCTCCCTGCCCCAGAACGATGTCGCCGGCGGCCGCGGTGCTCTCGGCGGCCGCGTAGCGGTCATCGTCCTCGTCGGCCGAGTCGTTGTCGCCCACCTTGATGGTGCTGCTGGCTCCCAGGGCGTCGTGCACGATGCGCGACCCCGGCAGGACCACCGCGCCTTTGGGCAGCGGCCCCAGATGGATCACCGTGCCGATGGCCGCGGCTGCGGCCTCGTAGGTGTCGTAGAGGAAGTGCACCTGGCCCTTGTGGTAGACCCGGTCCAGCTGGTCGGACCCCTCGATCTGGCTGTTGACCAGCGCGTTGTAGTTGGTTCCGTAAACATCAGCCATGGTTAACTGCTCCTGTTCCGGAGGGCTAGATAGCCGTCAGGCTCCTAGGCCTCGCTGCAAAGAATCTCCACCACGTCGGTCTCGGCCATGCGGGTGGCGCCGATGGTCATGTCGTAGCTCACCTGCTTGGGCACGCCGGCCAGGTCGGCCCGGCTGGTCACCTGGCCGGCGGCGTCCTGGCCGAGGGCCAACAGGATGCCGTTCTTCTGCCAGGCGATGACCCGACGGTAGCTGGACGAGTCAACCCCCAACCGCTCGGAGCGGTGGAAGGTGAAGCCCAGGAACTCGTTCACCTTGCCCTGGACCAGGGCCTTGACGGTGTTGTAGTCGCTGCTGGTCACCTGGGTGGTGGAAAGCAGGTCGGTGAACTGCTTGGAGGCCATGCAGATATGGCGGTCCTCCTCGTCCACCTCGTGGCCGTCCAGGATCTCCTTGGCCGCCAAAAGCTTGGCGATGGTCATGCCGTCCGGGCCACTGCCCACGGCCACCTGGTTGCTGGAGGTGTCGAAGCTGGTGGAGGTGCCGCCGCTCTTGCCGGTGAAGGCGGTGGCAAAGGCCGCGCGGATGATCTCGTCATCCATGGCCCGGCCCATGGCCCAGGCCGCGCCCTTGGCGTACTTGGAGGTGGGGTCGGTGAGAACCTTGTTCAGGTCCTGCTTGTCCACCAATTCGGCCCAGTCGTAGTCCTCGCCGAGGACCATGCGCCGGGAATGCGGCACGTTGGCCAGCGGCATGGACGCATAGCGGGAAGTCCGCTTCTGGGCGCTGGTGGCGCCGATCTGGTCAAAGAAGCCGTTTTCACCCTTCAGCGGCTCTACCCGCACCACGGAGCGCAGGCGGGAGCCCTTCTGCTGGGCGAGCATCTGGACGTTGGCGGAATACTGCTTCACCATCGCGGTGGTAATGTTTACTGACATTTGAGCCTCTCCTCAAAAAGACGTTGTCTCTCTTCGGGAAGGCTCCCCGGCTTATCCCATTCACCGGACCCGCGTTGGTTTTTGGCGCCGGACCTGCTATGGCTACCCGGCAGGAAGGTTGTTGAGGCGCCGGACCCCCTGGGCGGGGGCTGCCCGGCTTTGATTAACGGCTGAGAACCTTTCTCCGGACCGCTTCCACCTTTTCAGGGGTGAGGTCCAGCTCCTCGGCGATCTCCTGGTCCTGGGCCACCACGTGTTTGATGGCCAGCAGGCCCTGGTTCAGTGCATCGCGGCGCATCATGGCGTTGATCTGCTCCAGGCGGCGGGAGGTCTTGTTCTCCACGCGCTTCTCCTGGGCCGCCTGGCGCATGGTCTGCCCGGCCTCTTCCGGCTCCTCGGCCGGAGGGGTGTCCTGCTCCGGCGGCTCCCCGCCGATGGCCGTCGGGGGAGGGCTGGGCAAGGGGTGACCCTTGAGCAGCTGCAGGAGCTGGGCCTTGGTCCGGGCGGACGAGGGAGGGTTCACCCCGTTGCGCCGGCGGTACTCCTGGACCAGCTCCGCGTTGGTCATCTCGTCGATGCTCTTGGGCAGATCCTCATCAGGCATTGGCCGCCTCCGATGTTACCTCCGCCACCTCGGCCGGACGGTCGCCGTAGGCGTCCTTGTACAGCTGCTGCATGTACGCCACCGCGTCGTCGTGGCCGACCTTGTCGGAGTGGTGATAGGGATGGTCCCTGTCGTTGGAGATCCGCGCGATCTCCCGCCTGGCCTCGTCGGCGCTCTTGCCTGGGGCCTTGCGCGTGGCCGGGGTGAGCAGGCCGGAGTCTTCCGACAGGCCGTTGTGCCATTCGACCAGGCGCTGGATGAAGGGGGCGCTGTTGCCCAGGGTGGCCACCACCATGCCCTGGGTCTGCTTGTCCAGGGGCTTGAGGAAGGAGGCGAAGACCTTGTTGGCCGCCTCCAGGTTCTTCTGGGTGTCCGGGCCCCAGGCCTGCTCCAGGTTGGTCATGCACTCCTGGTGCGCGGCGGCCGACTGCTCCATCCCGCGCTGGTAGCGCTCCATCTGGCCGTTGATCATGGCCTTGGACAGGACTTCCACCTGGTGGTTGGAGAGCCGGGCGTCGTTGAAGGCCGGCTTCATCATGTCGAAGACCTCGTGGTCGGTGGACATGCCCTCCGGCCATTCGACCTTTTCCAGGAAGCCCATGTCGTAGCCGTCGGCCTCGCCGGGCCAGCCCAGGGCCTTGTAGGCCTCGTCGAATACCTCGGGCGGGCTGTCGGCCGTAGGGCGGGGCATCTTGTCCACCCCGATGAGCTTCTGGGCGCCCTTGTGGCTCTTGAGCAGGTTTTTGAACCCATCGGCCCCCTCCTCGTAGGGGGCGAAGGTGGGGTCGGTCTGGAACTCCTCGGGCATGGCCGCCCGCCAGTTGAAATCACCATCCCCCTCGGGAGGGGCGGGCGGCGGATCACCGCCGGGCGGATCCGCGACCGGAGGAGGATCTGCCACCGGCGGGTCGGCCGGGGGCGGGTCACCGGTTACTGCGGCGGGGACAACGGGATCATCAGACATGGTCACTCCTTATTCCGCGAACCTTGGCAGGGGACGCGGGTGTTGGGCCGCCTTGATCCGGCTGATGATGTGGTTGATCACATCCAGCTGGGCGGCCTGGTAAATGGTGTGCTCCACATCCCCCCGAACATAGACCGGCTGGTCCTTGTGGCACTTTTTGCAGAGGTCTTTCAATACCATTTCCCCCTCCTCTGACAGAAAAGTGGCCGCATAGGCTCTGTTTAGCGCATTATGTGCTCCTTCTTCACTCATTCTTCGATTATCTCCGATAATCTCCAATTTTGTCTGTTTTACGTGAAACACCCCATATCTGTCAAGCGGCCAGCATGTTCATGTCAATGCCCTGCTGCTGCTGGGCGGACACGATGTCCTTGGCCGCGGCTCCGGCGGTCCTGGCCAGCTCGGCCTGCTGCTGGTGCTCCTGGGCCTGCAGCTCGCGGGCTTGACCCTCGGCCCGCACCTTGCGCATCTGGTCGCGCTCCTCTTCCGAGCGCAGGAGGTGCTCGACGTTGTACTGCTCGGCCGGTTCACGGGAGACCTTGTCCAGGTCGTAGTTGTCCAGGAGGGCCTGGTTCAGCTGGGCCAGGGGCAGGACCGACTGCAGGGCCCGCTGGGTGTTGGCCGCGTGGATCATCTTCTGGGCCTGGGTGATGGGGCTGGTGAACTCGGCCAGGATCATCTGGCCTTCAGCCTCGGGCGGCGGCTGCGGGATCTTGCCCTGCCGCCAGAGGAGGCCAAAGGCACGGTTCACCGTGGGAGCCAGGTACTCCACCGTCTGGCGGCCCAGCATGGGGCCCAGCACCCGGCGTTGCCGGTCATCCCGCAGGGAGGACTCGAAGGCGGTCATCTGGCGCTCACCGGGCAGGTCCAGGACGTCCCGGTAAAAGGCGCTGTTGATCTTGGACTCCAGCCACTGAACCATGTCCAGGCCAATCTTGGGCTGGCCGCCGGGCATCTGCTGGACCTTCAGGTCCGGCCGGGAAGCGTCGTAGTAGTTCAGCCGGTTGGATCCCGTCTTCACCGGCCGGAGCACCCCATCATCGGGGATCAGCAGGGAGGGATCCACCGTCTTCTCGGCCCCCCGGATGGTGGAGGTCATCACCCGCATGAGCATGCGGATGTCCGGCAGGGCGAACATGGCCGGGGAGCGGCCGTAGATCTCGCCGGATGCCTTTATCCAGCGAGGGGTGGCCCAGGGCCACTCCTCATACCCGCCCTCGTGCACCAGCCGGCGGTCGGTGGAATCCCACACCACCGAGGCGATGGGCATGTTCAACTTGTCCATCCGGCCAATGGAGCGCTCGGTGCGCGGGAAGAAGGCATGGAAGAAGGTGTGGAGCGACTCCGGCTCGTGCACCGAGGCCTTTTTGATGGCCTCCGGGACCTTGTCGAACCCGAACATGGACACCGCATTGCGGGCTGAGATCTCCATCTCGTAGAAGAGCATGTCGATCACCCCGTGCTCGTTCTCCACCAGGTACACCTCGCTGATGTGCCGGGCGTAGAAGCGCAGGCCCTCCCCGTCCTCGCCGTCGGTGGTGAACTGGCAGCCGGTGCCCACCGAGCCCTCGTCCAGCACGATCTCATGGAACTGGGTCTCGTGGTTGGAGTCGTTGAACTCCCCGAACATCACCTCGCCCACCTCGCGGAGCCAGATCTTCATGCGGTGCTCCTCGCTACGCCGGCGGTCGGCCACCTTGAGGCGCAGCCAGTCCACCTGGGGGTTGATGAGCAGCCCCTGCAGGTTGCCGGCCAGGTGGATGTTGGCCTGGGCCGGGGTGGAGTTGAGCACCTCGTCCATGTTGAGGGTGCCGGGCGTCATGCCCTTGAGGCGGTGGGCCTTGTGGGGCTGCAGGTAGTCCAGCAGCTCCTGCCACAGCGGCTCCCAATAAGCCCGCCGGGTCTTCTCGGCCTCTACCCGGGCATGCAGGCGGTCCAAATCTTCCCGGCTGATCATGGCTATCTCCTAACTCCCCAGCACGGTCTTGAGGGTGGACGCCGGCTGGGGGATCCCCAGCGACCCGGTGAGGACCGTGCTCTGGGCCGGCCGCTTCTTGGTGGTCTGGGCCTTGGTCTTGGTCTCGCCCTGGGCCTGTGAGCTGACCTGGGCCGCCGGCTGCTGGACCTGGGCCGTGGCGGGCATGGCGGACGTAGTGGTTGCCTTGGTGGTTGCCTTGGCGGTGGAGGCCTGCACCCCCATGATCTGGTCGTAGAGGTCGGGGCGGTGCTGCTTGACAAAGAGCAAAACGTCCTCGTTGGACGCCCCCTCCTTGGAGACCTGGATAAAGGGCAGGTGCTTGTTGATGTCGGCCGAGTAGAAGTCCGTGGGGTCGTACTGGTCGTTGGGCATCTGCAGATGGGTGTAGAAGACGGCCTGGCCGTCCTGGTTCAGGCCGTTGTAGGTGATCACCCGGCCAGGCTGGTCTCCGGTGCCCGGAATGTACGTTTTGGGGGCCCGCTCGGCCCCTCCGGTGAACATCGACAGCATGTTATGCACCTCCCAGCTTGGTTTTCAGCACCGTGGCCGGGCTGTCATCGCCCAAGGGGCTGGACAGGACCGTCTTGGTGCCCTCCAGGGCCCGGAGCTTGCGCCGCTTGTCCTTGGCCTCGATGGCGGCCAGGCGCTCGGGCGACAGCTCCTCGGGTACCTCGGCCTCCTGCACCGTCGGGAAGTTGATGTCCGGGAACTCCGGGAAGGTGATCTCCGGCATGGAGATGCTGGAGCCGCTCTGCTGGTACTTGCTCCAGTCGATCTCCGGGGTCTTGGGCATGAGGCCCAGGTCGTTGCCGAGCACCGGGACCCCGATGGAGTCCGCGCCCATGCCAATCAGGGTTCCGGCAGTGGCTCCGACCGCCGTGGCGGTGCCGGTCGTGGCTATGGCGGCCGGCAGCATCTCAGGGGCGAATACTGCCATCGCCCCCATGGTCAGGGCGCCCAGCATGGTCCCTACGTTGCACATGATCAACCTCCCCTATTCGGCAGGTACTTGAATAGCCACATATCGCCATCCGGGGCGCAGGCCTCCAGGGTGGCCTCGAGATCGAAGCCCAGGGCCTCCATCCAGCCCTTGACCTTGGGTCCTTCGGAGACCGGAACGAAGGAGTGCACCCGGCGGATGTCCAGGTTGTCGGCCTGCTCCACCAACCACTCCCGGATGACCGGGGTGAGGCCGTTGCCGCCTTCGGCCAGGCGGGCCTTGTCCAGCAGGAACCAGGTGGAGAGCACCCCATCGAAGTGGGGGACCAGGCCGCCGGCCGCAACCGGCCGTCCGTCGATCATCCCCACCGCGAAGGGGCCGTGCAGGCTCAGCTGGGTGTAGAGCTTTTCCGCATTGGCCGCCTGTAGATGGTCCCCCTTGGTGATGATCTCGATGAGTTCGATCAGTTCGGGCGTGGCCCCGAAACGCACCTCAACCTTGCTCATGCCGCCGCCTCTCTCGGCAGATCGGGCGGGAACGCATGCCCGCCGTCAGCCGTCCATTTGTGGGTGACCGCCCCGACCATGAAGGCGTCGGCCGGGTGGGAGGCCCAGTCGTGGGCCGGGGTGGCCATGTAGCTGCCTATGGCCTGGTTCCACTGCTTGCGGTAGTTGTCCAGGGCCACCACCCCGCGCTCGGTATGCTCCTCGTCGAACCAGGACCTGGCCAGAATCTTGCGGGCCGCCTCGATCTGGTCGTGCTTGGGGGTGTTGGGCATGATGGTGATGGGGTAGATCCCCAGCTCGGCCGCGGTGTCCTTCAGCCTCTTTCCGGTGGCCAGGTTGCGGTTGCGGCCGTCATGAGGCCAGAAATGCTTGCCGTAGTTGAAGCCCCGATCGCGGGCCTTGTCCCTCAACACATCGGCGTAGTGGGAGAGCCCCACGTCCTTGGCCTCGTAGTAGTCCACCCAGTGCACCGACCGGCCGAGGGTCTGGTAGAACCAAATGGCGGTGTGATCGTCTATGCCCAGGTCCCAGTTGGTGTGCACCGGCGCCCCGGGCTCGGGCGGCAGCTTGCAGATCCGGCCGGACTCCCGGACCTGGGCCATCTCAAAGGCGAAGTAGGCGCCCTTGATGGCGGCGGTGAAGGCCTCCTCGGGGATGGAAGGGTGCTCCTTGAACATGCGGGAGCCCAGGGTCCGCTCCATGGCCGTGTACCAGGCCTTTTGAGCGTCATCCAGCTCGATGCCTTGCTTCTTGAGCTTGTTGAAATACTGGTGCAGCCGGGCCGGGATCACCACCGCGTCTGGGTTCAGGCGGTAGGCCGGCTTCTGCCACCAGGCCCGGAAGAAGAACTTGAAGGCCAAGGGGTTGAGCTTTATTCCCCGCCGGTGGTCATCCATGGCCGCTTTCGCCAGGTCGTAGAACTGGCCGGCCGAGCCCTCGGCTGTTGACTCCACGAATATTTTGCCAGTGGCCGGCACGGTGGGGAAGGCTCCGTCCACCACCTCCCGCGCCTTGGCCGGGTACATCATGGCCAGCTTGCCCATCTCGGAGACGTGGAGGAACTGCAGGGTGCCGCTGCGGAATGAGGTGCTGACGTAGATTATCGAGCCGTTGGAGAACTCCAGCTCACCCTTGCGCTCGGTGCGGCCCTTGAGCAGCTTGCGCAGCTCGATGGGCAGCCGGTCATAGGCGTAGCGTATCTTGCGCTCGAAGATCTTGGTGGCATCTTCCTTGGTGTGGGCGATGATGCCCACGGTCTGGTTTGAGTTGAACGTGGCCCAGTCCAGCCCATCAATGTCAATTCCGGTGGTGTAGCCGATCTGCCGGGCCTTCAGGACCAGCTTGCGGGGGTGGGGATCACGGAACAACTCGGCTTGTGCGGCGTTGGGCTTGTAGGTGACCTCGTGGCCGTCCTCGTCTACGATCTTGTACAGGTGATTGAGCCGGAGCCACCTATCGGAGAGGAACTCCTTCAGCCGGCGGGGATCCAGGTCAGCCATCGGACTTGCCCCCGTCGATCTGGGCCAGGATGCCGGCCAGGGTGTTGAGGGTGGTGTCCTCCACCGAGTGCTCGGCCCGGTCGCGCCACTTGGCTATGTTCTTGAGGGCGAAGATAGCGCCGGCGGTCTGTAAATCTCCGTTGAGCATGCCCAGGACGATCTTGCACTCCAGGGCCTCCTTGGCAAAGGCGTGGGCCTCGGCAAACTCGGGGTTGGTGTAGGTGCCGTCGTCTTCCAGGGCGGTGGCCCACTCGTGGCAGCGCTGATAGGTGTATCCGCGCTCAATGGCGAACTGCTTGATATACAGGCGTTTCTGGGCGGATTTGCCCTTGGTGGTGACCCACTTGGTGAGCGCGACGGCTTCGGCCTTGACAAAGGCCTCGGTATATTTCTTTGGCCGGCCCATGCCACCTCCAGTGTCCGGTTTCGAGACACTTTCAGGTCAATAGTGTCGAAAACCAACCAGATTGTCAAGTCGGTGGCTTTTAAGGGGTCCGGATAATCATTTGCGATAACGCCTAATCAGCCCGATCACGACGCCTGCCACGGCGGCCAGGCCGAAGCCCCAGGCGTACTCCTTGCCGTTTACGATGAGGTCGAAGAGGTTCATGGTGCCGCCTTGGCCTTGCCTTTGAGGTCTGCGTTCTCAGCCCCCAGCTTGTTGATGAGCTCGGCCTGGTCGAGCATATTGGCCTCGCGCCAGGCGCACTCTCGCCGGAGCTCCTTGATCAGACGCCACGGGTTGAGCAGGTGTTTAATCTTCAACGGTCGGTAGGTCATCGGGTTAACTCCTTTGGTTCAAAAGCGATGTTCCAGGCCCACGGGTTTGGATCCCAGCCGTAGCCGCGCTTGGCGTTGATGGAGTCCCAGAGGTCCCGGAACGCTTCAACGGGGGACGGGTGATCCTCTACGGCGGGTGCATAGGCGGCCAGGTCGATACCCTCCGACCATGCGTCTTGTGGGCTGATCTCCTGGATCCGCCCGGGGTAGGGGTCCTTGGTCATGGCGGGCTGGGCCCGGGACCAGACGCGGGGCATGTAGCGCGGCGGCAACGCCTTGACCTTGTAGGGCTGGCCGTCCGCCTTGGCCCAAGCCACATGCCGACCGTCCACCAACACGGGGTGATCGTCGGCCCTGAAGTAGGCCAGGCCGTCCTCGCCTCGGTAGGTCGGCTCGGTGATGACCAGCCGGATCCCGGCCCGGCGGCCGTAGGGGCAGTCTCCACCCCACCCGCAGTTCCACCCGTCGGCGTCAAAGGCCTCCCACCAGGCGGTCACCCCCTTGCGGATCTCCACGGTGGAGGCCGGTGGCTGGGGTATGATCACCCGGCGGGTCTGGCTCTTGATGCCGTCGAGGTAGGCCTTCATCATGGCCAAGCTGAAAGGTAGAGCTCTCATCAGCCCTACTCCCACCCGGGGATGAGCCCGGCCTCGCCCATGGTGGTGGCCACCCGGATGAAGCCCTTGAGGTGGGTCTTGATCTGGCACTCGTCATCCAGGTCCAGGGCGGTCTTGATATCCTCAACTTCTCCCTGGAGCAGCCGTCCGAACACGGTGGCGGTGTCCACCGGTGCGGGCATGGGCTCCACGTTGCCCGGTTTCGCGTTTACCTTGGTCCCTGCCATCTCTTCCGTTCCCTTCCTGGCGGCGGCTTTCTTCGCCGCGTTCCTCATCCTGGTTTCCGCTGCCTTGCGGCCGCTGTCGGTCATGCAGGCCCTGCACTTGCCCATGTAGTAGCCGGCCTTGGTCTTTACCTGGGGGCCTCGTCCGCACTTGCAAGGCGGGGCCTCTTCCTTGGGCTCGACGGCATACTTTTCATGGTCGAGCTCGTGCTTGGGTTCCGGATTCGGCTGAACCGGAGGTGGAGCAGGTGCCTTGCGGCCGTGGTTGGGGTTCGCCCGAGGCGGTAGGCCCTCATCAAGGGGCACAGCGTCCTCGCAGCCGATGCAGGCCCGGAGCGCGTACTCCGCTCCCCACTTGCCCGATTTCTCTCTCTTGAGTGCCCGCCGCTGCCTGTCTACACACCCGGCCCGGGTCATCTTCACCGCGCCCGGGCCCTGCCGGGTACATATGAAATCTGCCCTGTCCATGAGATCGTCCATGTGTAGATCCTCCTCTCGGGTTAGAACGGCAGATCGTCATCCGGCGGGGCCGAGGCCGGGGCCTGCTGCCCATAGCCTCCTTGCTGCGCCGGCGGGGCGTAGCCGCCCTGTCCGCCCTGGTTCTTCTTGCTGGGCCAGATCCGGGCCACGTCGAACACCACCTCGGTGATGTAGTGGTCCTGGCCGTCCTTCTGGTATTTCCGGGTGCGGATCTCGCCCCAGAGTTTGATCAAATCCCCGGTTTGAGCCTTGGCGATGTACTCGGCCATGGTTCCCCAAACGGTGACGTTGTGGCCCTGGGTGTATTCTTGGCCGTTCGCCCCCTTTTTCGAGGTCAGAACCCGGCAGTTGCAGACGGCGCTGTTGTTGACGGCTTTCAGTTCCGGATCCTTGGCCAGCCGGCCGCAGAGGAGGGCGATGTTGGTGTCAGCCATTGGTACCTCCGTCGATGGGCATGGGGAGCTGTCCGCCGGGGAACACCCACAGCCAGTAAAAATTAAATTGATCGATTAGCTGGTCCTCGGCCGGGAAGTATTGCACCGCCCAGGTGTTGGGACCGAAGACCTCGTTCTTGACCCGCTGAAGGGTAGCCCAGGAGATGGGGGTATCGTCCCACTTTTGGACCATGGCCCGGATCGCCAGGCCGGCGTCCGTCAAGGCCTCGTCTGCCACCTGGACTACGACCTTGTTGTTGGCATAAATCCGGGTGCACCACGGCGGCTGGGCCATCCTCTGCTCTGCGGTCATCTCCTCAAAACGCAGGAGTTTGATCGGCTCCCAAGGGCCTTTCATCCGGCGCCGGGCTGCGCTTTTTCTGATCGCGTTCTGCCTAGCCATTCGATCCCCCTTCACATGTCAAAGCTGCCGGCCACGCGGCCGACCATCTCGTCGATCGGTACAAGCTTCTTCATCGCCCGCTCGGCGTACATGCCGGCCGGCAAGGTGAAGCCCTTGTCAAGAAACCCCTTCAGGTTGCCCAGGGCCGGGTGGTCACCGGCGCACAGCCGGCGGGTCGCGGCGCAACGGTCGCAGAAGGCTATGGCCTCGTAGGGCGGGAAGCCCTCCCGCTCCACCGGCTTGACCAGGAACAGGTAGCCGTTGAGGCATCCAGGAGCGTCGCACTGGATCTTCTCCTCACGGGCCCGGCGGTTGGGGTTGGCATCCAGCCATTGGCCCCACCAAAACCTGGTTGCCTTGGGCACGTTCCGAGGCATGCTGTCCTGCTTTTCCATGATCTTGTCGCGGATCCAGTCCAGGGCCTCGGCCGGAACCCAGTGGACCATGCGGTACCAGAGCTCGATCCGCCGCTCGGAAAAGGTACGGGTCATGCCGAAGTAGTCGGCCAGGTCCTGGCAGTAGTCGGCCCATTCGATCATGGTCATGACTCAGCCCTCCCTTTTCTCCTGAAGGCCTCGAAGGGATCCGCCGCGTCCTCCACTTCGTCCTCCCACCTCCGTTGATTCAGCCAGGTAGCTGGATGGGGCCGATACCTCCCCTCGTCGCGCTGCCAGTCGTCGGACGCAGCCTGTCGCTTTGTCGCCTCGATCATCGTGGCGAGAAGCCGCTCGTCCGGGTCGATCGCCCTGAAAGCCTTCTCTGCGGCCCCCTTGCCCACCCGCTTGGGGTAGGCGCTCCAAAACCGGTCGAACCTGTCGCGCTGGGCCTTGGTCAGGGGGTCTTTGGTTTTGGCCTTTGAAGGCGATGCTTTTGTGGCAGTCACACCCCCCCCGCAGGGGGGGCTAGGGGGGGTCTTAGAGGGTACTTTAGTACCCGAAGATGAAGATGAAGATGAAGAAGGGACCGTTACTTCAGCGTTACGCGCCTCTTCTGCTGCCTTTTTCTCGCGGTATCTTTGCACCCTTTTATTTGTGTTTTCGCGCTCTTGCTGTTCTCGGTACATCCGCCGATTCCTGACCGTTACTTCGCTGTTACAATCCGTTACATTTGCGTTACATGTAACGCTGGCGAACCCTAATGACTGCGCTTCGGAAATGAACAAATCGAACTCCTTCGGAGTCGCATTTAGAAGCCGGGCAAGGGCCCCAACCGAGGCTTTCAGTTCCCCCCGCACGGGGGCCTCCCACATGTAGCAAAGGGCGTTGATCCAGATGCCCCGGCTGCTGGCGCTGGCCGCCTGCAATGCCGGATCGCTCAGCCAGTCGCGGACGTAAAACTGAAATGCAGGCTGCTTACCCATGGCCTAATACAGTGCTCCCGGGCCGGCCTTGATCTGGCCGTCCTCGGCCGGCGGCTCGAACCGATCCTTCAGCCCCAGATAGCACTCCAGATGCCCCCGCAGTATCCAGTGCCAGCCATCCCAGGCACAAATTTCATCTGCCTCATCCCGGGTAGGAAGCTCTTTGAGATCATCCCAGCACCGATCACCCAAAATGGCCTCGCGCCACTTTTTTAGAGGCGGCATCGCCGCCCAGTATTGCCGCCAAAACGGCAGCAACCCAGTGGATATCCACTCACCCGAGATGGCGAATTGGAACGAAAAAACGTACTCGCCGGCCCCGATAAACCCGCCGGCCTCGATGGACCAGCCGGCCTCGATGAACCCGCCGGCCTTGATGAACCCGCCGGCCTCGATGAACCCGCCGGCCTTGATGGACCCGCCGGCCTTGATGGACCAGCCGGCCTTGATGGACCAGCCGGCCTTGATGAACTCGCCGGCCTTGATGAACTCGCCGGCCTTGATGGACCCGCCGCCCTTGATGGACCAGCCCGCCTCGATGAACCCACCGGCCTCGATGAACCGGCCGGCCTTCATGAACCCGCCGGCCTCGATGAACCCGCCGGCCTTGATGGCCCCGCCGGCCTTGATGGACCAGCCGGCCTCGATGAACCCGCCGGCCTCGATGAACCCGCCGGCCCCGATAAACCCGCCGGCCTTGATGGACCCGCCGGCCTCGATGAACCCGCCGGCCTCGATGAACTCGCCGGCCTCGATGGACAGGGAGCCCTTCACAGTCAAGGACGTTTTTATGTTGAAAGAACACCCAATTTCCAGGTGCCCGTCGATTACATATCGCCCCTCATCCTCGCGATAATATTTGTCCAGGTCTTCTGGTTTGTTTATTTGAACCTTTTCCATCGTCGTTCCCCTTCAGTTTGTGGAGCACAAAACCCGGTTTCATGCGACACAAACGTTTTTGCTTATCGTCCGTGCTACTCAAAAGTTGGCAGCGGGCCGGTCCCTTCCCGGCCAGGAGATCAGCCGGCAATTATGTAGTCCGGCAATATACTCAGGGACTTCTCCCCGCCAGCCCTCTAACTGGTCCAGCGCTGCCGAGGTTCATGCGGCCATCTCCTTGACCACCTGCCGCCAGAGGGTCTCGACCTCTTCCATGGTGATGAACTTGGTGGTTAGGCCGATATGCTTGGCGTAGGCGATCTCGGCCAGGACGCCCTCGCTCTTGTCCCAGCCGTCGATCTGCAGGATCATCAACCCGCACGAGCCCTTGATCTTGGCCTTGTTGGTCTGCCACCAGGTCGCGTGGTCGGTCCGGATCCCTAACACCACCTTGCTGAGAGCATGGCCCTCGACTATTGGGCTATGGGTGGGGGTGCCGCTGAGGCAGAGAGCCGCAGCCGCCAGGGCCGCGCACCTGAACCGTTCCTCCCGCTCCCTGGGCCAGCGGCTGGTGTACGGGCTGGCCAGGTACCAGTAACCTTGCTTATCCACCGGCCGCCTCCTTCCCGCGCAAAGGGACCACCTTGTCGCTCTTGGCCTCGAGCTCGGCCTCCCAGGCCTTGTCGGGATCCTCGCCGGCCTCCTCGGCCTCGGCCCGGATCCACTCTTCCCACTCCGCCTCAAGCCGCTCCTGGTTGAGCTCGGCCAGGGTCTTGGTGGGCTCGAACTCTAGTCCCTGTTGGCGCTCGTTTGGGGTCATGGGCCGGGAGGAGATCACCTCGGCGGTGTCCAGTCGAACGATGTAGACTATGCCCTCGTTGTAGTTGAAGACCTGCTCACACTTGACCTCGCGGGGAAGCGTGCCGCGCCTTAGAACCTTTCGGCACTCGATCATAATGTCGTTCTGCTCGGAGATGCTGCCCGCGATCTGCTTGGATACGGCCTTCTTCTCTTCCTCGAGCTCGTTGACGCGATCCATGGCCTTGAGCAGATTTTGAAGATGTTCATGCCGCTCCTTGTCGGTCAGGACGACCGGGAGCTCCTTGAAAAGTTCATGCCTGGTTATCATTCCTTGGCCTCCCGGCTAACCGAGATCACGGTGTCCGGCACTGGAGCCCAGACCAGCCGCCGCGCGGGTTCCCGCCTTGGGGGGGATTACAATATCTTGTGGCCCTGTGAGCTCGGGCGGCCACAACATGTTGGGGTTCGCCATCATTGAGCGGCCCTGGCGGCATCGAACTCGGCCATGTGGATCCTCGGCGTAGAATTTGTTGGCAAAGATCTGGACAACCCGGCTGTCGTCTACATAGACAAGCTCGTTGCAAACGTCCTTGATGAACTTCACCAGGTTGTCCAGGTCGGGTTTCTTGGTGTGGTGGATCTCACCGGCCAGCATGGCCGCCCGGGCCTTCTTCGACGTGCTCTTGGGGATCGGCATGCCAAAGCGAAGGGCCAGCATTACCGGGCAGTCCAGAGGCTTCCAAAGCCATTGCTCCTTAAGGTCGTGAAGGAGCCGGCCCTCCTCGGTCTCCTGGGTGTTGATCGAGGCGATGTAGGTCTTGCCCCCCTTGCCCGGGCGCCGTGCGAACTTCGGCCGCTTTTTGGCTATGGGCTTGCCCCACACGGTCATGTTGACGGTGGAAAGGGCGGACCCCGGCCCTTTGACGGCGCAAGGGGGGGCGCACCGCTCCGGGCCGGGATCCGCAAGGTTGAGAGGGTGGTTGGGGGGATTAGGACTCATCGGACGCACCGTCCAGGGGGAGGCTGCCGTCCGTCTTTTTCTTGCCGCCGGCCTTGGGCTTCGCCGATTCCTGCTTGGCCTTCAGGTCCTGCTTGAGCTTCTCGGCCTGGTCCTTGGTGGCCGAGCCGGTCACGTCAAACCAGTCATCGCGCTTTGACATGCCGTCACGCAGGGAGTTGTAGATCTTCCGAAGATCCACGAGCTCGGACCCGGAGAGGGCCTGTAGGTTGTGGCCCAGGCGCTCCTCGATCATGCCCGTGTCCACACCGTAGGTCTTGAAGGCCTCCACGATCTTGAGGGCCCGGTCGGCCAAGGGCTCATCAGAGGCGCCGGCCAGGGTTTGGTCGATCTGCTCCATGGCCTTGTCAACAACGTGGCCGGGAATAACGGCCAGGATGCATGCCCGGAGCCGTCGGCTACCCTGGTTGGCGGTGAGCTCGTAGATATCGCGTGGATCTCCGCCGCTCAGGTCGGTGTTGCCGTGCTGCTTGCTGTAGCGCACATGGGGAACCTGGAAAGTGCGGGTGATCCGGGTGTTGGTCTCCAGGTCCCATGCGTATGCCATCATCTCGGAGTAGCCGCGGGCCCGGGTGAGCTCGATGATCCCGGCGTCGATGTTCCCCCATTTCTGGGCCAGGACCTCGGCCAGCCGGATAGAGGGCCCCTGGATCCTGGTGCCGCCCCGCGGGTAAGAGTAAATGGCCGACTCCGCTAGGCGTCGGCGTTGGCATTCGTTGATGATCGCGGACATTGCCGCTGTCTCGTGCCGTGGGAATTGCTTGGCCATGACCATAGAGGCCTGGACCTCGGTCATGGCCCGGGACTGCTCAACGGCAACATTGGCGGCCGGGGGTTGGTGACCACTCTCGGCCGGCATGATTTCCCCGTTCTGGGGCACCGGAACGTTACTCATCGGACCCTCCCTTCAGGACAAAGGGGCGGAAGCTCTTGAAGGGCTTGCCCTGCTTCATGAACTGGTTCAGGTTGATCTCGGGGTGGGCGGCCTGGAGGGCCTTCTTGTCCAGGGACTTCCGGCCGGCCTGCTCCTTCCAGTGGATCCGCAGCCCGGCGCCCTCGGCCACCTGGGCCCCGGCCTGGTCCATGAGGTCCTGAAGCGAGGCCTTGCCCTGGTCCTCCAGGGCCTTGCCGCCCTCGATGATCTGACGGGCGTCCACCAGGAGCTCGGCGGCCTCGGCCCACTCCGGGCTGTCCATGGTGATGATCTCGCCGATCTTTGCCGGGGGGAGATCCGGCAGGGCGGGGGGGCGGTCGATCTCAGGAGGCCGGCCGGCCTTGATGTTGTTCTCCCAGAAGTTGTGGCCGGCCTCCTGGATCATTTCGATGATGTCGGGGTCGCGTTCCACCGTGACCTCGAGGAACTCCCACCGCTCGGCGTTGAAGATGATGAAGAGGACAGCATCCAGGCCGGTCACGAAAAGGTAATGCTGGCCCTGGATCTGATAGGTGGGCGAGACTCCCTGGGTCTTGATCTTGGAAAATGCCGAGAGGCCAGGGACCTTGATCTCGGCCAGGGTCTTGGTTCCCATTACCACCCGGTCCAGGTTGGCCTGGGCCCAGGGGTGCTCACTGTGCCGCAGGATCCCCACCGGCAGCCCGGCGTGTCCGCGCTGTAGCTTCTTGCCGGTGGCCCGCTGGTACTCATCGGCCGCGATGGGCTCGAGCACCGTGCCGCGCCGCATGGCCGGGGTCTCGGTCTCGGCCGGAAGGTCCTGGGTCTTTTCAAGGTAAACATCAAGGGCGGTTTTCCACGGGCTCACGCCCATGATGGCCGGCATATCCGATCCGCCCAGGCCGCTCTTGCGGGCCTTCAACCATTCCTCTCTGTTCGACTCACTGGTGATCTTGTATGCAAGTTCTGCCATTTATAAGCTCCCTTGCCCGACTGCCATCGGAAGGTCCACCTTCCGCTGCTTGGGCTTTACATGCCGCTGGGCTTCCTCGAGGAGGGCCAGGTCGTCGAGCAGATCCTGCCCAACTCCATCCCGGTCCCCTCCCTTGGCCCGCCGCAGTTCATCCATCACCGTCTTGTCCCACTCGGAGAGCTGGCGCTCGGTGAGAAGAACGTGAACGCTGAAGCCGATCACCGGGCAGGTGTCCATGACGCTGCACCCTTCGGGGCATTTAACGTCTTCGTGGTTTTGGTGATAGCCGCACCTGGTGTCGCAGGTCCCGCCAGGAAACGGCAGGCCGTGACTCATCCGATGCTCACGGCAGATCGAGAAAACGGCGCCATCTTCGGCTACCGAAACGGCACTTTCTTGGTCCATGCTTCCCTCCCGGGTCGGGCGGGGTGAGGTGCGCCAACACAGCTCGGTTCCCGCAAGACCCTTTGGTTAATAAATCAAACCCCTACTGCACGTGCAGTTGTTTCTCCGATTAAAAAAAAATCAAGGCTCAAGCCAAACCCATTCGCAATCCTGAGAACTGTCCGCAGGTTGGGATATCCTTCATGCTTTTCCAGTTGTTGGACTTGCTGAGGCTTCATCCCCACTATCTCACCGAATTCCTTATGTGATAGGCCCCGTTCGGTCCGCAGACGCTTGATAGCGTGTCTGTCGAATTCCAGCATTGGGTCTCCCTCCTCGTTGAAGGCAGTCTATTTGCAACCGCACGTGCAGTCAACAAAAAAATTCATTGCAATTGCAGGAAACTTGTTTTTATAATTAAATCACTCCCATAAAAGGATATGAATCGTGGGCTATGATTTGAGATGGGTGCCGGGGTGTCTCGCGGCACTAAAAAGAGAGGTGGGGTCCTGGGCTGCTCTCGGCCGCAGGGTGGGAACTACGGGATATGCTCTCAGCAGGAATGCACGAGGCGAGGTTGAGATGTCGGCGGACACGTGGGAAAAGCTCTTTACTGCTTTTCCTAACTATGTCCCCAAACCCCCGTGGGTGAATCTCGCCGATGGATCTAAAACCGCTAATGGTACACATCGTGCAGGTGTTTCCCCCGAAGCGACAACGGAACCAGTTGGGTCTTTGCAAGAGGTGGTCGTTTTTGACGCCAATTGCGGGGAAGGGGGAATTATGTGGACAGATGGCGGCAACGCCTGCACCGGATGCGTGGTCCTGAAGCTGAAGGCCGACGGCACGGGGACGGGCACCGACAAATATGGATATTTCACCGGCCAGGCAGGAACCTACAGGGGGACATGGGAATATGCGGGCGGAAAACTCTACCTGCAGATGACCAATTTTTACGACGTGACGACAGCCAGGATGCCCTCCTTCGATATCCTTAATCTCATAGGCGACGGGGGCAACATCAATGTCTACGTCAGGCAATAGCTTGACTCGCCTACAAACATGTAGTAGTTTTTAATTCGCCAACACAACTCGGTTCCCGCAAGGCCCAATCCCCTCTTTTGGGAGATTGGGTTTTGCATGCCTGGACCGAGCACCCCCCTCAAGGCGATTAGATCCGACTGCGTTGCCTGTATGGGTGGCAACGTCCAGCTGCCCGCCGAGTGCACCGCCAGGGGTTGCGCCCTCTGGCCTTACCGGATGGGCAAGCGGCCGGCCACTGGCGCCCACCGCCCATTGGGAGCTGTTCATGCGCACTGCATCTCTTGCGTCGGATCCGCGCAGGAGGCCCGCAGCTGCACCGGCGAGATGATCGACGGGACCACCTGTGTGCTGCACCCCTACCGCAATGGGACCAATCCCCGGCGTCGTGGCGTGGGCAGGGCTGGAGGAAACCCCAATCTCACGGGGCAAGCAGGACGCAAGAAGGCCCCCGAACCGGCCAGGGGGGTATGATGGTACCCCCCGCACCCGAAACGGAGGTCTTGACTCCCAAGGAGGTGGCTTCTATCCTGAAGCTGCATCCCGACACAATTACGAAGTTGATGAGGGCCGGCCAGCTGCCGGCGGCCAGGATTGGTGGCTCGTGGAGAACCACCAGGGGGGCCATTGATGAGTACCTGGAAAACCAAATACGGGTGGCGCACAAAATTCCAACACAACCAGGAGTGGGTGTACGGCCCGGGCTACTTCACGAGCAAGCGGGCGGCCAACGCATGGAAGAAGGACGAAAAGGCCCGGCTGAAGGAAGCCGACCAGGCCGAGCCCACTTCCCCCGGCCTGTATGACCTGGCCCAGCTCTACCTGGACGAGGCCCAGGTCCGCTATTCTCACAACACCTATGTTGAGAAATGCTCCTGCCTCGAGCGATTGAGCGCCGCAGTTGGCGACGTTAAGCCGGCAGAAGTTACCCCAGCCGACATCACCGCCCTGCTGGTGTCCCGGGCCCGGGAGGCATCCCCCAACGTCAGCAACCGCGACCGCAAGAACCTGAAGGCCTTCTTCCGGTGGATGCATCGCACCCACGGCCTGGCCCACGACCCCACCGCCCTGATAGACAAGCTGCCCCATGAGAAGAAGACCCGCCGGGTGGTCCCTATCCAGGACATCCTGTCGGTGATCATGGCCGCGCCCATGCCCGAGCGGGCCCTGATCGCTGCATACTGGCACACAGGGGCTCGGCGGGGGGAGGTGTTGCGCTGGACCTGGGCCGACGACGTATCCCTCGAGGGACGATGGGTGCGGCTCGGCACCAGGAAGAAGGCGGACGGGTCAATGAGCTATGAGAAGCTCTGGATGAACCAGGACCTCTTCAACCTCTTGACCGATCTCTGGCGCAACCACCGCGACCCCGTCAGCCCCTACCTCTTCCCCGACTACTACCAACCCAACACCCGCGGCCAAAACCTGAGGGGTGAGCAGCGGGCACACCGCCTCTTGGTCGGCTACACCAAACACTGGAAGACCAAGAAAGGTGAGGAGCGCGAGAAGCGCCACCCGGGCCTCTGCGAGAAGGCCGGGGTTCCGATCTTCGGCTATCACGACATTCGCCACACCGTGGCCGCCTACTTGAACGATGTCCACAAGGTGGGGATCAAGAAGGTCCAGCGGGTGCTGAGGCACCGCCGGCAGACCACCACGGAGATCTACCTGGAAGGCGACTACACCACCACCCAGAGCGCCCTGGAGCTGCTCGAGGCCCAAAACTTGGGCACCTTGGACGAAAAAGTGACTCCAAAAGTGACTCCAAGCAATAAAAAAGGGCTAACCATAATCGGTTAACCCTTTGAATATACTTGGCGTCCCCAACGGGATTTGAACCCGTGTCGCTGGCGTGAAAGGCTGCCGTCCTGGATTCCCTAACCTGCGGGAATCACTCCAACCAACGTAATATCAGCCGGTTGATGGAGCTACTTTTGGAGTCACTTTCCGGTGATTCCGGCCCAAATCGGAACTCCCGGCGGGCAAAGTGACTCCAAAAGTGACTCCAAACCAGGACCTTTTTCG